CACCAATTCAGTTTCTGAACAAGCTTCAGAAGGTGAGGTACCGTGTCAACACTCATGTGTTGAAAGTAGCTAGGCACTTGAAAGAGAGAGGGGTAACAGTGGGTAAATTCATACCCATTACTGAAGCCTTTAAACCTCCTCGGCCACCTGCTGCTGATGAAAGTCCTGAGATCCATCAAGCTTGGAAACGAGCTATGGCTGAGGCATACAATGCTGATCGACTGAATTTTAAAAGATCAGTAAGAACAAGAACTCAGTTGGAAGCAGCTGAGAAGTTTAAGGATGATGAGTATTATCTTTGTTGGTCATTTGATTACAGAGGTAGAGCTTATCCTATTCCTGCTTATCTCACACCACAAGATACTGACTTTGGTAAGAGCCTGATAAGGTTTGCTGAAGAGTCATTTGTTAATGATGAGGCTGAGCTTTGGTTAGCCTTTCAAGTAGCAACAACCTACGGGTTGGATAAAGCTACGATGGAAGAGCGACTAGCTTGGGTTCATAACAATCATGACTTAATCACAAAGATCGCTACTGATCCCATTGATAACCTTCCTGATTGGGAGGGAGTCGAAGAACCATGGCAATTCATGGCAGCATGTCATGAGTATTATCATTGTTGTATTGAGTGTGATAAACAATTCACTGGTCTTATGGTTGCTATTGATGCAACCTGTTCTGGTCTACAGATCCTTGCTGGTCTAGCCAAGGATGCATCTACTGCATCACTTGTCAATGTATGTCCAGGTGATAAACCTAGTGATGCATACAAGGCTGTCGCTGAAGAATCCAAGAAGTATCTTCCTAGTGAGATGCATGAATGGATGACAAGGAAGACAACCAAGAGAACAGTTATGACAATCCCATACAATGCTACTAAAGCTAGCTCTCGTGTGTATATACGAGAAGCACTTAAAGAGCAGGGGTTTGAACCAACATCTGAACAGGTGTCAATGGTTGTCAAAGCTGTGTACGATAGTATGGATGCTATTGTTCCTGGTCCTATGCGTGTTATGCGTTGGATTAAGAAACATGTTGGTCAGTACATCAGAGATGGTGCTACTGAAATAGAGTGGGTCACTCCTTCTGGTTTTGTTGTCAATCAACAGAGAAACAAGAAGGAAACTGAACGTCTTAACTTACAGTTGTTAGGTGCTACTAAGATTACGTTGACTGTCGGAGAAGGTGATCCTTGTCCTACTCGTCATAAATCAAGCACTGCTCCTAACTTGATTCACTCATTGGATGCATCCATCCTTCACGAAACATTCCAAAGATTTACCGGACCCTTCACGGTCATTCACGATTCAGTTCTCTGCAGAGCAACTGATATGGGTACCCTCAATACTCTAGTCAGAGAAACCTATACGGATATCTTTACTAGAGATTGTTGGCTCACTAAATTTGGTGAGGTCATCAATGCAACTGAGGAGCCACCTCTTGTGAATACACTCGACCCTGAAGTGGTTGAAGATTCCATGTACTTTTTCTGTTAACCACTATCATCACCATGACCACGCACGTCACTAAAGAGCCCGTTATTCTCGAAGGCTACCAGGCTATCCTGAAGCCCTCTGAGTACGGTTACAGCCTGTCTGCTCTGCTTCCTAAGGAACTTATTGAGATCCTTGAAGAAGAGCGTGAAGGCTGTCTTGAATGGGCTAAGAACAAGGCTAAGAATCCCAAGCGGGTGACTGTTAAGCCTGAGCCCTGGGAAGAAGTCAAAGATGGCTACTACCAGTGCAAGTTCCGTTGGAAGGATGATGATAAGCTTGTGCCTGTTGTCGTTGACACAGAAGGCACAGTAATTACCGATGCCAATACTCCTGTCTACAGTGGCAGTAAGGTGAAGCTGGCTTTTATTCAAAAGCCGTATGCTCTGCCTGCTGGTGATATTGGTACCTCTTTGAAACTGAAAGCCATTCAGGTTGTCAGTCTTAATTCAGGTGCTGGTGTCGTTGACAGCGGTGATCTGGATGCCGATAGTGCTGTGGAACTGTTTGGGACTACCAAAGGTTTCAAGACTTCGGAACCCAATCCCACTGCTGATCCTGCTACTATTGACGAGGACTTCTAATGCGTAGTCGCCTGGAAGAACAGGTGGCGTCTTTGTTAGATGAGCTGGGCATTGAATACGGCTATGAGCCTGACAAGTTCAGCTACGTTATCGAGGCTCAATACATTCCTGACTTTAAAGTCGGGGATGTGTACCTTGAGACTAAGGGTTTCTTTAAACCAGCTGATCGTCGTAAGATGTTGGCTGTTAAGAAGTCCAACCCTGATCTAGACATTCGCCTTGTCTTTCAAGCGCCTTACAATAAGATCAGTAAAAACTCAAAGACCACCTACGCCATGTGGGCTGAAAAAAACGGCTTTCCATGGTGTGCTTATTATGAAATTCCTCTTGACTGGCTCCAATGAAACCCAAAAAACCGCTTAATGGAAAAGTTTTTCTAAGCAAAGTCAAGAAAAGCAAACGTCCACTTAAAGGTAGCAAACCCTATCGCGGCCAAGGCCGTCGTTAATCATGGCTTACCAAGCACCATTTGGCACCAAACAGCGTCTCAAAGAATACATGGGTGATTTTTTTGCTGAAGTCCCCGAAGGGTACGACATTCAAGATGTCATTGATGTAATCTTTGAAGAGCTTGACAGTTGGATTGAGTATCACAACAAAAACGCTAAGGTTTATGAGACCATCCGTGACGGACTCACAAAGCGAGTTCCAGCGGCATGAACCTTGCCCCAGCTGTGGGAGTAGTGATGCGCTTGCCCGTTACACTGATGGTCATGCGTATTGCTTCTCCTGCGGGGCTTATGAACATGCTGATGGCACTCAACACACCACCGCTTATTCTGTTATGATTCAAGGCGAACCTGTACGCTTATCAAAGCGTGGGTTGTCTGAAGAGATCTGCAGGAAGTATCGCATCCATAAGGATGGCGATCTCCTAAGGTTTCATTACTATGATTCTTCGGGTCAGGTATGTGGAACCAAGATCAAAACTAAGGACAAGACCTTTCACTGGGAAGGCAAGAATGTCGATCACCAGTTGTTTGGTCAAAATTTGTTTCCTGATAAAGGAACACGATTAACTATTTATGAAGGAGAATTAGACGCAGCTTCAGGCTATGCTGCTATGCCTACTTGGCCTCACATGTCCCTACCTGATGGGGCTCAGAGCGCTAAGAAAGCATTGCAACGAGTCATGCCTCTGCTGCAAGGGTATGAAGAGATTGTTCTTTTCTTTGACAATGACGAACCCGGTCGTAAAGCTGCAGAAGAGTGTGCACAGATCCTGCCTCCAGGTAAGGTCAAGATTGCAAGACTGGAGAAATACAAAGATGCTTCAGATGCCTTGCAAGCTAGTGACTCGGAAGCCATACGCCGTGCTGTTTGGGATGCAAAAACGTACCGACCTGATGGTATTGTTGATGCAAAAACCCTCCTCGATCTTGTAACCACACCGACACCACCCGCTGATCATGAGTACCCATTCGGGGGATTACAGAATAAGCTTCACGGGATCCGGTATGGAGAACTTGTCACGATTACTGCTGGATCTGGGATTGGTAAATCCTCATTCTGTAGAGAGTTGGCAACTAACCTTCTCTGTTCCGGTGAACGAGTTGGGTACTTGGCTCTCGAAGAGTCAAATCGTAGAACAGCTCTCGGACTGATGTCCGCTGCTGTTGGTAAATCATTGCACCTTGGAGACCATGACCGATCTACTCTCACCCAAGCATATCAGGACACTCTTGCTAATTGGAATCTCTATCTTTTCGATGGGTTTGGTTCTTTTGATCCTGATGTCATCTACAACAGAATTGAATACCTTGCCACCGGCCTTGAAGTGCGTTGTGTCTTCCTTGATCACCTCTCAATCCTGCTCAGCGGGCTTGACGGGGATGAACGTAGGATGATTGACGTAACCATGACCCGCTTGAGGTCATTGGTTGAACGCACTGGTATTTCACTGTTTCTTGTTTCCCACCTTCGTCGCACTTCTAATGACACCAACCACGAAGAAGGAGCCCGAGTCACCCTTGGTCAGCTCCGAGGTTCGGCAGCTATTGCTCAACTGTCAGATGCAGTTATTGCACTTGAACGGGACCAGCAGGCGGATCGAGGAGCATCTGGAACAACTGTCCGAG